ATCTTGTATGAGATACAAGATTTAGGTTATCTGTCCGAAAAGTTTGATGCAAGTAATTCAGAGTGGTTTGATCGATGGGGATTTGCCCGAGCCATTGAACAATCCTTGAGGGAAAAGAACCATGGCTAAAACAAAATACGCATTCCCACATGACGTAGGACATCTGCATGAGCCAAACACAGCAGGTATGGCGCTCAGAGATTTTTTCGCCGCAGCTGTAATCACCGGCATCTTCGCAGGTAAGTGGGGGCAAGTACCCAATCAAAAGCCAGAGGTTGCTTTTGCAGATATTGCATACCTTGTGGCGGATGAGATGCTTAAACGGAGGGAGCGATGAACCATGAGCGATGGTTATACGAAGCCATCCTCGCGGCGGAGGACGTTATGTTCTGGATTCACCGTTACATTCAGGACCCTCGCCCAGACATCCTACAACTTTTGCTCGCGGCTATGGAGAAGTTTGAAGAGAGTAAGCCATGAACATCACTAACAAATACAACTTACCCGATGTCCTGCTGCGCTTTGCACGCAACAAGAACTACTCCAAGGGTGACGCCAAGCTATCTGTCACAGAGCTTATCGACAGCCCGCGGGTCGTGGCACTCAAGCACAAGCACTTCGATGACATGGAGCAAGACGTATCTGATACCGTCTTCAGCCTATTCGGTACAGCCGTGCATCACATCCTCGATAAGTTCTCAGAAGAAGACGTGATCACTGAGCAGCGCTACTTCAAAGAGATCAATGGCTGGAAGATCTCCGGTGCGATTGACCGCCAGGTTGTCACGCCCCATGGGCGGATCATCGAGGACTGGAAAGTTACGAGCAGTTTTGCAGTCATGCAAGGTAAGATCGAATGGGAATACCAGCTGAACTGCTACGCCTATCTTGCCCGTGCCCATGGCCATAACGTCATAGGCTTGAAGATCAATGCGATCGTAAGAGACTGGGCTCGCAGGAACGTAGGCCGCCAAGCCGATTACCCAGAAGCACCGATCGTACAGATTGATGTACCCCTGTGGACCTTTGAAGAGCAAGAAGCTTTTATCAAAAGCCGTATCGCACTTCATGCCGCCACGGTCATGGATGATCCGCCACTGTGTACACCAGACGAACGATGGGCCAAGCCTGAGACGTGGGCCATCATGAAGCCGGGGGCCAAGCGAGCACTGAAGGTATTCCTACTAGAGCAAGAAGCAAAGGATGCAGTAAAGCCAGGGCAGGAAGTCGTTCACCGCCCAGGGGCAAATACAAGATGTACAAGTTTTTGTGATGTAAGGCAGTACTGTGATTTCGGTAGACAACTAGGAGAAGCAAGTGAAGCAGATAGCAACAGCATTGGTTAAAGCGCAGAAAGAGTTTGGCCCTGCGCTTAAGACCAGCACCAACCCGCACCTGAAAAATAAATACGCCAATCTGGCATCCGTAGTAGAGGCGGTCATCGATGCGCTCAACAACAACGGTATCTACCTCATGCAGATGACGCATGAGACACCTGATGGCGCCATGGCAGAGACAACATTCATCCATGAAAGCGGCGAGATGATCTCAGCTGGCAAGTTGTTTTTCCCGGCTAGCAAGCATGACGCCCAGGGGTATGCAAGCGCCCTCACTTATGTGCGTCGCTATTCGCTCATGGCTGCATGTGGTGTGGCACCAGAAGATGACGACGGTAACGCAGCATCCAAGCCTGCACCCAAGCCCGTGCCAAAAGTAGAGCCAAAGCCTGAGCCCAAGGTAGAAGCTAAGCCTGAACCAAAGCCGGTCCAAACGAATGCAGGCGTAGCTGACTTCGCCATGAGCATATTCACCACCTTCCTTCCCACGGCAGAAACCGAGGCAGAGCTGAATACCTTTTGGAAGGACAACAAAGAATCAGTAGCAAAGATCAAGGCCCACGATGAATCGATGTACGTGGACCTGTTGGCCAAGTTCAAAGCACGTAAGGATGAGATCAATGGAAACTAAATACTACGATTCAACAAACCTATTCAGCCCCAGGGTAAAGACCGATCGATCGCCAGACTTCCGCGGGGACGTGGAACTATCCGCCGAGCTATGTGCTTACATCACTAACAAAGTAAAGCATGGTGAAACTCCCAAGCTTTCTCTTTCCATGTGGACTAAGCAGGGCCGCAACGGTGAATACTACAACTGCAAAGTACGCCAAGGCTGGGAGCAGGATAACGCACCAAAGCCCCCTCCGCGCCAGGAAGATGATCTTTCGGATGTGCCATTTTGATCATGAAGAAGATCAGAAGGCGGCGGCCAATAAAGCGCCAGAGCTACAGACTTACCGACCAGGATAAAGAGCGACTAACCATCATGTATTACGAGGGATACCATCCCATCGAAATGGCAGAAGCTTTGAAGATCTCTGACAAGACGGCTTATAAGTTTTGCTCCGATCGGTTCTCTCCTGTCAATGGCGGCTGGGCACGTGGTGCGCCTAGCTCTGAAGAACGTGATCTGATCATGCAAAGACACCATGCAGGCGTCAAACAACCGATGCTCGCTAGTGCTCATCGCAGACCAGTCTGGGTTATCAACCGTATCGTGAATCCCAAGCCCGCAGGTATTGCAGCGATCGAGGGTGCACCGGTTGATGCTAAGCCTGGAGAGATCTTTGTCGTTCCACCTCAACCCACCTTCCTTGAAAAGGTAGGCCAATTCTTTAGGAGGCTCCTTGGTGGATCCCATTAACTTTGAATGCGTCAAAGTATCCCTGCGCCAGAATAAAGAAGGCTTCATGCTGACGCTGGCCATCCATCCAGATGACCTGAACCAAGACCTTGTGCGTGACTTTGTAGGCTCGCGTTACGCCGTGGCCATGGTTCGGATTGGTGAGGATGAACAGCCCTATGTCAGACCCAAGGTCAGCAGCTTTGTGCAGACAGCAGGAATACTGGCCAAAGATCCAGAGTTCCAGCGCTGGTGCGTGGATACAGGTTGGTGCTTTTCTCACTCAGAAGATGACGCAGCACGGGCTATATGTGAGGCACTGAACATCGAGTCTCGATCGGAACTTGCTTCCAATACAGAAGCACAAGGCGCATTGATTGATTTGCGTAAGGAGTTTGAAGAATGGAAGCGAAGTACAAACGAAAGCTAATCCCTTACCAAGTCTACCTGCGGCCCGATCAGGTTGAGAAGCTGCGCGAGAAACCTGGCATGGCTTCAGAACTTGTAAGGCAAGCGATTGATACGATCGGTGAAGCCCCTCTTGATTATCATGAGGGTTACCGTCAGGGTTTCGTAAAGGCTCAGACGGTTATTACCAAATCCACCAAGGGAAATGCCATCACCGTATTTGGCAAGACCCTTAGTGATCTTATGTGTGATGAACTACAGGAACATATTGATGGATTATTCGGGCCACTTGATCAAAGCAGACCAACTGATGAATCGCGTGTATGACCTTTGCCAAAGCCATGATTACATGAACGCCATGGGCCTATGCCTCGAAGCTATTACAGAAATCAAAATGGCCTACAACGTATTGAACCATCTCAGCGAACACAAGGACCAAATGATTGGCATATGGGAGAACAAATGAAAACCTGCCCGCCATGCCATGGCGAATGTAACCAAGGACGTGCATGCCCTGCGGAAACTCATCCTGCCTACGAACACTGGGAGAAATGGTTTCCTAAACAAGGTATTCAACCGAGCAGATTTATCTTCTCTCGAACCAGCCATGGCAAGGCTTACCGTGCAGGTTATGACGCTGGCATAGAGGACGCCAAGAAGGTTGTTAGAGACGGCGAAGAGTGGAAGCTTTGGGATACTGATCAAGCATGACCAGAAAAGCAGATAAAGCGCACATGGATCGCGTCGCCAGTATGGGGTGCATCCTGTGCAAACACTTAGACCTTGGGGCAACCCCGGCTCAGATCCACCACATCAGAGAGGGCCAAGGTATGAGCCAGAGAGCGAGCAACTTTCTGGTAGTGCCTTTGTGCCCAACCCACCATACCGGAAGCCCCGGCGTCCATGGTCTTGGCGAGAGAGGGTTCTATACCCGCTACAAACTTAGCGAGCTAGACCTTCTTGCCATGACACTAGAAGCGCTTCAGTCCTCCAAGTAAACGGTTTTCTCAAGCAACTCTGGACGCTTGGCGCTCACAATAATCCCCTTCTCGGCACGCTCAGACATACGCTCACGCTGAGCAAACGATCGCTTGATCTTCTTATCATCAATTTCGTTGCCAGGGTTCTTGCTGTTGTACCGGATGATCTGCTCACCAATATCATCCATCTCTTCATAGTCACCACTCTTGTAAGCCAAGAACAGTTTTGATAAAAGCCTTTGCTCACGTTGAGCCAGTTGCCTATCCAAGCTCTTGATCTCGCCCATGGCTTCGTAACCACGCTGAAGATCCTGCGGCGTGAAGCCAAGCGACTGCGCAAAAATTCCCCATAGACCTACGTCAGGAACAATGGGATCTCCGCGCAGGGTTGTCGCACCCTCATGGTAGAACCTCCAAGCTTTGAAGAAGTCTTTCACCACAGGCGGTGAGATTTCTTCCATGCCCCTTGCGTAGTTGCCTTCGTTAATCTTCTTGATGCCGCCGGCTACGTTCAGAACAATACCTGCCGCTGGTCCAAGCATGTCAATCAACATATTCTTGGCCCACTCTTCCTCATCTTTAGCCATCGCATCATCACGGAACCAGAGGCCGTTGAGGTTAGCAAACCTGCTAACGTCTACCTGAAGGATCTCTGACATTGGCCCCTTGCTTAGCGCCCGCGACACGTTGTCACCAAACGCATTTGCCATGGCAACCTTTAGTTCTAGGCTGAAATCATAAGGTTCGTCTTCATCATCAAAGATAAGGTTCATGACGCCTTCGATGACCCAGTACAAAGGCAAGCCTTCATACCCGGCAAAGAGAGCGGTCATACCCATGACACCAGTGAGACGCGTCCTTGCAGCTTTCTTGATCCTTGTTAGCTCATCGTACTCGCGCTTGGCGGCGTAACGCTCATCCTCTGATAAGCCTTTATCCTGTGACCTCAAAAGCAACGCATTCAATTCACGCGTATTTGGCAAAGACTCCTTGATAGCTTGGGCTATGAAGGCGGTCATCTGTTGAGCGTAATTCTTAAACTGTAGCGTTACCTGAGCAATAGGATGACGCATGAACCTTGGCTTGGTTTCAGACGCATACTCAAAGTGAATCTTGTCAATTAAATCCCTTGCGAGTTGAATAGTCTGGGCCCTGTTCATGCCCTTCGATTTGGCAAGCCTAATCGCAGCAAGCGCTGTGACCTGGCGGTTGGCAATCTCTGCTAGGTTAAATCCATAACCAAGTATTAATGAGGCCTTATCAAGAACACCAAGAGACTTAGAACGAATAATGCTCTTGACGCCTGTAGCGTACAAACCGCTAGGACGTTCAGCCAGCCCGGCCAAGGAAAGCGTTTGAGTCCTGTTGGTAACGCCTTCAAGATCAGACATGATCTCTGCTTCTTCCTTCAGGATTGCAGAGTTTCTTTCTTCGGCTTGTTTCTCCAGCATACCAACCAGGTCATACTGGGCTGTACCTTTTTTCCTCGCAGATCTGAAGTCACTAAAAGCCTTAAATATCTCCTTACTTGCCTTGGCATACGAAACATCAAACTCACCCGCCAGTGTTGGTATGCCAATAACCGGCGTTTGGATTAAGTTGCCAATCGCTGATGCTGGCGCGGTCAGGTAGTACAAGAATGCAAAGCTTGTAATCTTTGACCAAACCGGATGATTATCCTTTGGATTGCTAAAGTCATAATGCTGCGCCTTCAATTCTTGAAGGTAACGATCCCGAGCAATATTCCTTGTGCCTTTTTGTGAATCAGAGTACCGCTGCGCCTCACTAATGATTGCATCTAGCGTGGGGCCGTACTCCATACGCGCCAAGTTATACGCACTATGGAATGCTGACTCAGCAAAAGCACGTCGCATATCAAGCGATGCACCAGCAACTTTCTTGGCATGAATGAAGTTCTTTTGAACAGACAACTCAGGAAGCATGGACAGGTAAACCTGGTACACATCGTCCTTAAGCCTATTCTTCACGTCCATCGCCCGACCGTTAGAATCTGACAGCGTTGGCTGGTCCGTCTTATCAATAGCTGCAAAGATTTTGTTGATGAACGCAGACTTGATGACGCCTTCGGTGTACAACTCCTTGGTATCAACACCACTTTTTAAGTTAATGATCTTGCCGCTAGCTACATCTTTAGCGATGCCTTCCTCATGCTTGCGAAGATCGGCCATGGACTCAAACATCTCATGGTAAGGCTTCGTATCGCCGCTAGGTAGCTTGATGTCATAAGCAATAAAGTACTGGCCAAACCTGCTAAGAGGGAAGTACGGGCCTTCACTCTCAAACTTCTGGAACTCAAAGTCCAGTTCACGCAAGCTCTTGGCACGCTCATTAACATCCGTGATCTTGGTAGTAATAAGCCTTTTAAGGATGGCCCTCTTGTCTTTAAGCTGTTCTTTGTAGTAATCACGAAGCTCCTTAAAGATCTCCTCGCCTTCCGTACCCTTGATCATCTCCCAGTTCTTGCGGAAAGATTCACTCTTAATTTTTGCTTCTTTCTCAGGGATCGTTGGATCAATACCAGACATGCGAGCATCAAGGATTACTTTGTCCAGTGCCTCACCAAGCTTAGGATTCTTGTCGGCCCACTGGTCCCACTTCTCACGAAGCTTGCTTGCGGTAGTTAGTTTTTTGTCGCGCTCGACTAGCATTTTATTGAGCACATCGTAGTACTGACGTACCTGCGGCAGATCTTTCTTGGCCAACTCAGCAATCTGTCTAAGGTTCAAAAACTGCAACAAGGTTTGGGCGTTATCTGACGTTGCGTCTTTGACATACTGACCAAGCTTTGCTTTAGCGCCCTCAAAAGACGGTGTGTCTTTGATCATCGTATCCATGGACTTCATACCTTCAGCGGGCGTGTCATCAATCTTGTCCACGGCGTTAAACAGATCTTGCTGCTCTTGTGGCGATAGATCCTTGCCGGCGTCAGTTAATCCTTCAACGCTCCGGCGCATGTATTGGATCTCAGTGTCACTTGGCTCTAGCTGATCTTTCATAAACAAAGCCATCTGGTCCTTCACACCAAGTGGCTTAGCTTCCACGCGGACAGGGGCTATGTCTTTGACATTGGCCGTGACCTTATCCATGTACTGCTTAAAGGTTTCATTAGGCAGGTACTTCTGATTGCGTAACTTTGCGTAAAAGGACTTGAGCGCATCGGCAAGACGCTTGAAGAACTTCTCTACAACTGTCAGCGGCTTTTCTGATGTCGTTGCCCAGCGTGATACTTGGTCTGCGTACCATTCACCAAAGCTCTTCCAGTAAGGCGTTAGATCATCAAACTTAGTCTTCTCTCCGACTTTAGTAACTTTACCAACGCCTCGTGCCCGCATGGACTCGATGTAATCCCTGGCCGATTTTCCTTTGGAGGATTTCAGGAACTTATCAAACTCGTCTTGTATGGAACGCTGCGTTGCAAGATCGGCGCTCCTAAATGACTCACGCTCATGGATGTGGCCAAACTCATGGGCCAGCGTCTCTAGCATCCGTGTAACTGATGCGTCCTTGGTAAAGGCTATGTAGTAGTTACCATCCGCCATCTTTCGCATGGAACCAAGTTCACCACCAAGCGCGGCAGATCCGATCGTCCGGTGCGGGCCTGTGAACTTTCCACGGTTAGCCGCAACATCCTCAATCGTTGTGACATAAACATTCTGTGGAATCTTGAGAAGCTTCTTCCATCCTGCAATCACACCGGCTAATTGCGGGGGAACGCTTTGCGACACTGCGACACCATCGGCATCAAACTTGATGAATGGTGATTTGTCATGCAGAGCCTGATCCTTCTTCTCAAGTGATTCCTTGGCCGCGACTAACCGGGCCTTTTGTGGTGCATTGATCAGATTGCCTGTGTAGTTCTCTACATCTGTGCGCGAACGGAAAGACCCGTTAGCAACCACATAAACAGGGTCGCCGGTCAGTAAGGCATGTGCCCGAATGAGCGCAAGATCACCGTCCTGCCAGACCACAACCCCACCTAGATCATTCGCATGAGTCTGTGACGTTTTAGACTGGCCTGCCGTAGCCTTCATCATCGGCTGAGCACGGCGCTCCTCTAGGTCAGACAGTGCCTGCTCGATCTCTTGTTGGTTCTCTTGGAAGTACGCATAAGCCTCATCTGTATCAGGCAACGTACCATCCATCATCTGCTCAGCATAAGACTGAGGCGTGAAGGCTACTTCAGCTCTGGCAGCTTCACGTTCAGGTCTGGCAGCTTCGCCAGGTTCAGCAACTCGCTCTTCGCCTTCGGGGATAGTTTGTTCCACTTGCTCATAAACAACTCTTTGCTCATCGGCAGCTTCCGCGGCTTTAAGATTGGCTTCAAGTTCACTGCGAAACTCCCTAATCATAGTTAACACTTCGTCTAGCTTGAGATCTAAATCAGCAAGCTCAGCCTTCGTCGTGTCACTTACATAGTCAAAATTCAGGATGCGGTCTTTGAGGTACTCAACCGCCTCGTTTTGTTTCATCTTCTGGTCGAATACATCCGCTCTATCAACCGCTACAGATGAGTATTCACCAAGCCATGGGTCCAAGAGCCCGCTCACAACAGCCTTATCAAGGTTCTTGTCCGACTGTGTTTTGCGTATATCCGCAACGTCCTTGGCGCTTACACCAGCTTTATTGAGCGCATTCAGGAACGTATCTCCCTGCGTCTTACGCTTGCGCTCCCTAGCCTCGACAGCCTCCTTTTGTGTCGCAAGTTCACCAGCCTGCTTCTCTAGTTCGGCTATCTGCTCTGCGATCCTTTGATCTTCTTCAGATAATGGCGCAGGACCTTCCATGGGCGGCGGCTCAACAAACTCAGGAGGACCTTCAAGCTGGATTGTTTGTGCAGGCGGAACAGCGACTGTTAAGCCTGCCGACTCTTCTTTCTTGGCCTCTAAAATGGTCCGCGACCCATCTTCAGATTTGGCAGATACAACACCGTTGCGCTCCATTTGCTCAAGCAATCTTCCCGCACGGTTATAACCAATACGAAGCGCACGCTGCAAAGTAGATATCGATGCCTTACCAAGGCGCCTTACAGTTTCTACTGCTTGGTCATACATATCATCTGCTACAAGAGGGATGACAGGCTTTTGCGATTCGCCAGGGGTTACTTTGGGCAAGCCAAGGATCGCCTCAACATCAACGCTGGCAGGCATGATTGCCCGTATTTCATCCGGCGTCTTGCCCGCTTTTGCCAAGTTTTTAACGCGCGTCTCTTGCGCCAAGTCATTGACGCGCTGCAACACACTTGGGTCTTTAGCAAAGTTTTTAATTTCTTGAGGGCTGTTAAACGTCACGCCTCTTTCTTTTGCGACCTCTAAAACAGCTTCAGGCATTCCCGCGATCATCGTTGTTCCACTCTGATGCGCTTGGAACATCTTCTCGTACAAGGAATCCACCATACCGCTGCCCATGTTTGCAAGATTTTGCAAACCTCCGCCAGCAGGCGGTGGCGTTACGGTAGCTGCGGGTGGTGTTACAGGGGCCTTTGATGTGGTACTTGCAGCTTGTGGTGTAAGTGCTTGATCTGTAACGGGAGCAGGGGTAATTCCGCCCATGGGCGGAATTTGATACTTAAGTAGGGGGTCTGTCGTTTCTGGCTGTACGGCTTGCTGCTGTACGGGCTGCTGTGTAGCTTGTTCAACAGGCTTTTCAACAGGCATACCAAGCCGTTCTATAACCCGCCCAGCAACGCCAAGGCCTGCGCCAGCGGCACCTCCTGATAGGGCGGCTTCAACATATTGCTTAATACGATCAGTGGAGAATAAATCGCCATGACCGCGCACATAATCAACGGCTAAGTTTCCAATCGCCTCTTGAGCCGCCTCGGTCAACCCTTCTTTAGGTGCAGTTTTGGCTGCTGCAATGCTTAAATCTTTTGCAACCTCTAGGAAGCCTGATCTTTTTGCTACTTCTTCTGCACCTTTTAGTGTGCCGAAACCCCCAAGTTTTTTTAGAAACGCTGACGGTGCTACAAGATCAAGCATAGTTTGACCAATAGCAGCCGTTGCCGCCACAGTTGGTCGTAGCTCGCCCGTTTCTTGATAAATATTTGCAAATGTTTCTGGTGAGTTCAGTGCGTAACCGCCAACACCTGCTCCTGCAAGACCGGCTCTTTGTGTTATCTGGGCGGCAGCTTCTGCACCCCTTGCTTCAGCAACGGCTTGCGGAAGTCCTCTTGCTAATGCGGCCTCAGTTGCGGCAACACTAGCCCTTCCAGCAAGGCCTCTAGCAGCTAATGAACCAGTTCCGCCAGTTAGTAACATGGCTAGCCCATAAGGAAGAGCCTCTGCACCTCGCTCATAAGCGTAACCTAGGGCAGACAAGGGACCGGTCACATCTTCATATGACTGATACAGTCTAGGAAGTTCTTGGTATCTTTGTTGGTAAGCCTCTTTTGCTTCCCCTAAAAGGGCTTTAGCTGGCTCGTCCTGGCCTAAAAAAGCTAGGCCCATGGCAGGAAGCTCTTTAGATAAAGATGTGCCTATGTTTCCAAATGTTCTTGCTATTGGTCGGCCAGCGATCTGACCAAGCGAATACTCGGGTTCCACCCCCATCTCCATTTGCATACCACGCAAAATGGATTGGTAGTCTTCGGGTTTCAGTCCTTCAGGTAACTGTACCCGGCCACGCCCAGGAACATTGAAGATTGGCATTATCGTCCACCTTGGCCCATTTGCCTATAACGCTGTACATCATCAGCAGGAACAACATACGGTGAATAGGGAACTCCAAACTTTGATGCGTAGCGTCTCAGGACATCATCCTGCTCACGGCGCATTTTATCTCCAAGACTTTCTGTCTTTCTACCTTGTGCGTCAACAGGCCCGGGTTCACGCCAGGTCTTTGGAACGCTTCCAAACATACCTGTTCCGCCAAATCCAAGCGTTGTTTCCGCCATCTTGTTGTATTTATCTTCAATGGCTTTGATCTCTGCTTGCACTTGCGGCATGGCATAGACCTCGCGCATTTCTTTGGATAGCTGCAATGGGTTAATTGGCTTCTCGCCACCACCTTTTGGAGCCATAGCCCGCGCCAATCCCATGCCAACCTCAAGTGGCATCATGGCTTGTTTTTGTGCTATCTCTTGAATCTGTAGCCTGTAAGTACGCTCTTCTCTTGCTGCCCTGTCTGCCGCATCGTAATCGCCACGGCGGATAGCATCTTGATACTTGGCGTGGGCCAACTGCGCCTGCAACGAAGCTTGTTGCATTGCACGATTCTCTGCCCCCATGGACTTCTTGACATCTTCACCGGCCTGCAAGCCACCGGCAAGCCCAGAAAGGAAATTACGATCCTTGCTGCCCAGCATGGATAGGGCTATCTGGCGGTTAGCGGCTTTTTGAATGTCAGCTTGGCTAGGCTGTTCACCATAGAACTTCTTTAGTTGCTCCATGATTGGAGATATTTGGTCAGGAAAGCGCTTCTGCCGTTCATCGTATAGCGACCCGGCACGAGCAGCGGTTTCAGCCGCAAGTTCTGGCTGGATCTGAGGTACGCCCGCCATAGCCTTCTTGCCCATAGCAATGATCTGCTCAATACCCATAGGTGCTGGAGCAGCGGGGTCTTGCTGCGGCGCAATAACTTGTTGTCTTTGTTGGGGCTGCTGAGTTTGTTGAGTTTTGTTTTGATCCTCTGGCTTCTTTTGATCAGTTGTTACACCGCGCTCTTGCATTAAACGATTAAAATAAGGGAAGGCAGCGGATCTATCTGCGCCGCCATAGAATGCGTCTGGTAAATATGGGATGTTTACCCCAGCCGCACGCAGAGGCCTGGTAATCACCAACTCTCCGAGCCCAGCCGCCTGACGAACAGGGTAAGAAAGAACGTCTTTTGTTACTGCCCCAGCGCTCTCGGCTAGCTTAATCATAGCCTCCCTATCTTTACGGCGCTGCTCTTCTTCCTGTTCTTTTGTTAGGCCGCCTACAGGTCTGTCATCGCTGCCCCCACTAAATGCAACCATCCCGCCACCGGCCATGCTCTGCTCAGGCATGAGCCCAGCAAGACCTGCCATTTGTGGTTGCATTTGTTGCATTTGTGGTTGCTGCGACGGAGCCATTTGCATAGGCTGTTGCTCTTGAGGAGCATTCATACCAGGCGGCATCATGGGCATACTTGGCGCCATGGATTCCGCTAGCTGAGCAATCACAGGCTTATTGGGCTTCTGCGCTCTCTGGCTATAGCGCTTACGCATGTCATCACGGCGAGCCATTTCCGCCGCAGCAAAGATAGCTAGCTTAGGATCTTGTGCGTACTTAGGCAGCACCTGATCAGGCACTGACTTAAACATCTCCATGGCCTCAAGGATATTGACATCCCCGCCAAGGCCGGTATTTGCTTGCGCTTGCATTTATAGGCCTCCGTACAAGAGACGTGCCAACCCCAATCCTTGGGTAAGCGGATTACCTGAAGACTGATAAGCAGACTGTGTGGCATAACCTGGTAAGCCAAAGATGATGTTCCTGTAACGCTCTGCCTGCTGCGCCGGATAATCCCGCTGCTGCTGGAACTCTTGATACATAGCATCCAAATCTCGCTGACGGCGTGCTTCATCCGTAAGCCCAAGCTGCTGCAAGGTCTGAGCCTTTTGCATCTGGTTTTGCAAGTCTTGCTGATACAACTGGCCAGCCTTGTCATACGCAGCAGCCGATCCCTGCATCTGAATGTTGGATAGCTGAGATCCAAGATTACGCATGAGATCTGATTCAACAATCGCCTGACGCGAACCACCAAACGCACCACGCTGGCCGGCTTGTGCTTTCAGGTTTTGTAATCCCTGTGTGTAATCACGCACCGCGGCAGCCTTGGCCACATCCGTAACGCCTTGCTGGTACGGATTCATGTAAGCCTGCATGACGCCCATATTCTGGCCGCCAACATTAATCTGACCAAGCAGACCCGGCGAAGAGGCAGCTTGCTGAGCAGCTTCAACACCTTGCTGGTACAAAGGCGCCGTCTCAGCATATCGCTGCTGAGAGTAAGGCGTATAGGGGGTATACGCAATCTGCTGCCCCATGCGGAACACATCAGATATGTACGGGAGTTGGAACTCCGGGGGCATTTGTGTGACTGTTTGCGACGGGCCGCCCATACTCATTTGGACACCTCTTCCATCAAAGTTACTGTTTTCAATCGTTGCGGGTATATCTTCTGCCAGCCCGGACGCCCTTGCAACATGATGGCATCACAGTCTGCTTGCTTGGCGAACAATCGTATGTACGTCACGATATGCTGAATCTCATCTAAATTGCCCCCTGCAAGCCACACATTACAAAGCCTTTTGCGTGGGTACTGCTTAATCTCTGTTACTAGCGCACATTCCTTACCGGGCCAAAACTGCGCCTGCCCTTGCTGTATTGCTTCTAACACATCCTCTAGGGAAAACAAATTGCCGGCTTGGTCCAAGGCCGCTTGGATCCATGCGCTGCAACGCTCCCATTCGTTCATGCAGGCATTGCCTTATCTGTCTTCACCGCTGGAGGCTGCTTGCTCGTACCATGCCTTGCCTTGCGGATCTTCTTCATCATGTCGTAGAGCTTCTGCGCCCCAGCATTCGAGGAGCCATTACCAAGATCGGATACCACATCAGCAGGTACAACAAACTCACCACGGGCTAACCTGGCAGGCTGAGTCTTGCCACCGCCATGATCAATCTGTGCTGTGATGCTGTCTGACATACCATCACCTGGACCTTCTAGGTATCTGCCGGCTGCTGCATAGACATCACCACCTTCGTTATAACCGACCATGATGTCGTCGATCTCACCGCCCTCCGCCTTGGTAACTATAGGCGCTACCGTCATAGGCTTATAGAGCGACGCCAATCCTGCTTCGTATCCTGCTTGTCCTTGGGCAATCTGTTCTTGCGTAGGACCATAACGCTTGGCTGCTTCTGTGGCATCAAACTGAAATGGATTCGGGTTGAAGAACAGGGGCATGCCCTTCATGGGCGTGTAAATGTTCTGGCCAGACGCGGACTTTTGTGGCGCCGGCTGAGGTGGGAACATGGGCGCAGTAAGCGCACGGTTATAAACAGGGGCAGCCTTGTATTCTGGCTGCTTGACAGCAGGTGCCTGCTGACGGGTAAGTGCGGCTGCTAGTGCACCAAGTCCGAGAGCAAGGCCGGCACCCGTTCCGCTTGCGCCTTGTGTACCAAGAAGCGCTCTTCCTAATTGATTAAGGAAGTTGTTATTGCTAAATAAGCTGGTTGTGTCAAATCCTGCTGTTAGATTGCCGGATGAGACTTCGCCCTGACCCTGCGTGGAATCAGAACCGTATCCAAAGTCATAGTTGTACTGACCTACTGTGTCACTTGTAGACATAGCCTACCCCGGTGTAGATGAAACAAAAGACATGGTTGTGATTACGGATGGTGTTGCAGGCCTGGTTGGCGAAGCGGCAGCAGGAATGTGCTCTATCCTTACCCCTAAATCATTGGTTCGCCAATATAGCTCTACATAATCACCCGTCTCCAATGATAGAAACAAATTAAGCGATGCAATCAAATGTCCGTCTACGCCGCCATGGCTGTTAGGAACGGAAAACCTTGAGTTGCTGTTTGAAACATTTGTGCCATTTATAGCCGCCCAAACATCAACATCATGAATCTGCGTATCGGTGTTTGAAAACTGAATACTGAATTGTAAGTTGTAGACACCAGGATAGGTAATGTTAAGCCTTGAATTATTGCTTAAATAAACGCTATCCGATATGTCAGTCACATCGTAAGTAATTGCATATGCAGCAGTTGTGCTGATCGCCGTTTGATCTGAATCACTTGACCAAGCACCAAAAGGATTGCTTACAAACCGGCCGCCATCAGGCCCAAGCAGATTACGGGTAATGTTTTCCAGCCGGTTGAAATATAACCGCAAGACGTTATTAAGCTGATCAACGTAAAACGCTGAATACTCCTGCGGCGCTAATGGCAGGTTCGGGGATGCTGGGCTATCTAGCTTCATGCGCCTCTTCCGGTAGCCCTACCGTCCGCTCTGATGTCGATTCTCGGAGAACCTAGCTGCCATGCACATCCAAGCTGATTGGATTCAACCTTAAAGATCATCTGTCGCCCACGCACACGGACATAAACCTGGCCCGTGAATTGTTCAATCTGCGTGGTGGATGTACGTACAACCGACGCTGAAGATGAGCCACTATTAGACTGGGGATTGTTGTACCCAGATCCTGAGTTCATCATGGGAATCAGCGTCATGGTAACAGCAGGTGAATCAGCAGACGATCCATCAAACGTGATGTCAGGCAATATCCTGTACACATAGCCCAAGCTATGGCCATCCTGAATATCAAACTCAGCTGACTCTATGTAAGCATTGATTGGCAGCGCCGTACCAGTCTCATTGTCATCCAGACCGCGCTCATGGTCCACGATGTTGTAGTTGTAAGTCGCAGCCTGTGGGTACTGTCTCAGACCCGAATCACTCCACGCTGTACGTGCCATGGTTCCGTAGTACCAGACATTCTCTGCGTAGTTAAACACGACATAGCGATCAATGGTCGTGGAATTGGCCGAGCAGTAGAACCACCAGACCTCATTGAAACCTTCATTGGTCCCGGCAAAGACTTGGAAGTTCTGGTAACGATTTATATCATTAAAGATATATCTGCGTAGGTCACAGTTAAGCGTCTGTACACGCCCGTTGTACAGATAGAACTTATCCACGCCCATCCAGTAAGTCACACCAGAAGCATTAGCCGTGGCGTTAGGGCCGATGATGGATGTGTTATCCGCAAGGATTTGGGAGCCAAAGACCAGTGGCGGCCCAAGATATTGAATGGAAAAGAGGGCTGAGTCCGTCCATGCAAGGATCTCTTGGCGGGTCTGCTGAACCGTGATGATCTGCGAACCATGGGATAGCCTGATTGATCCTGCGGTATTGGTCGATGACGGAAGCCAATCCACCAAGGATTCCTGGTCACACCAGCGAATAAGCATAGGATCAGCCACGGTACTTCCGATGTCATTGCATCCAAAGACCATGAGATACCGTAAGGCATCAGAGATGATTAGTGAGTACTGGTACTTTGGTACATCCTCAAGAACCATGGAATGCGTACCTGACTGAGTACCGGTTGTCGTGATCACCGAACCCGTTGGCGTGGAAGAAAGGTTTGCCGACAGCCCAGATACATTACGCAAGTAGTACGTTGTGCCTACAGATAGGCCCGTTGGAAGCGCCCCAGTCGTTGTAAACGATACAGAAGTACCCTCTGCAAGAACCACACCAAACGTGACAACAGCCGGCGATGCAATCGTAATCGTTACCGTGCCGCCAAGACTGCTAAGTGCTACGCCCCTGCTCGATATACCGTTGGTTGCATCCCAGTAATAAATACCAGCCGCCCTCGGTCCAAACACAAGGTCTTCGCCCCAGTTACCTGCGTTCCATATCCTAAGCGGATCTGTAACCTGTGGCGTAACTCCCCATGAGCCACTGCCCCAAGCACCTGCGCCCCAGCCAATCAGAGGGACCTGAGCAATACCAGGCCCGGTATTGACCTGAAAAGCGCCAACCGAAGACCCACCACCATTACCAACATCCGAAGCATTGGAAGTAACAGTTGCACCCGTGCTTGGATTCTTGGCAGTAAAGGTAAAGGTATTTACTGTAGGTACAGAATCTATTTGATACTGCTGATTAAGTACCGCCGCAGTGATGTTTCCACCAAGACTCACCGCCCCTGAGAAGGTGACAAAATCCCCAGTGATTGCACCGTGGTTAGCCGATGTAACCGTGATGGTCGAGGAGAAGGGGGAGGCAGTAACCGCAGCAAAAGTGACTGATTGGGTTAAACGTATGGGAGTGATGTCGGAATAAGCACCACCCTGCTCAATGTAATACTTGAGGTTGGTTCCTACGCCAAGAAGGTTAGAATTGGAAAGCGTTACCCAGTTCCACAAGGATCGGCAGACACCAAGAAATGTGGCCTGTGAGATGCGTAACCAGCCGCCTATCTTTTCAGGCGTGCCTTGGCGGAAACGAACCTTGTCGCTAACATACCAGCCCGCTTCATTGGTGTATCTTGTGTTTTCCCGATTGCATCCGGGTTTTGCTATGATTTTCGTCAGCGGCATGATAATATTCCTGAACTTATCGGGAGAACATCATGTATGTTTATATTTGGAAAGATGCAAGTGGGATTCCTTTTTACGTTGGCATGGGTAGTACGCTTGGTAGAACAAATCCTAAATCTAAACGACATCGCAACAAAGCATGTCTTGCAAAACTTGAAGAGATCGGAGCTGATTCCGTGATCGTAGAGATTCGTACCGTTGAAAACGCTGATGCCGCTAAACAGCTTGAGCAAGAATTGATAGCCCAATATCGCCGGATCAAAGATGGCGGGACGCTTACCAATATTTCCAAAGGAGGCGAGTTTCATTTTGCCTCCGATGAAACCAAACAAAAAATTGCCGATCTTTGGAAAACCGATGAGTATCGTGAGAACACAATAAGCCAACGAGTAGGCATTAAAAGAAACTTGCCAGAATCAACCAAAGATGTTTTGCGAGCCAATCTAGTCAATAACGAAGCTATGAAATCTTGGGGTGAACGCAATGGTAAAGACCCTGAGTTTGATGCAAAACGCATAGCCGGGATTCGTGCCGCACAAGGCAAAAGGCGTGAAAAGATGTCTGATCCTGTGGCTTTGGCCCAGCGCAAAGAACGTTTAAAAGCTACGATGGCATCGCCTGAATATGCTGCTAAACGTGCTGCATACGACACGCCTGAATACCGCGCCAAACTAGCGGCGGCTAAGAAAGCATATTGGGATAAACGAAAAGGCATTATTTAACTACCCCCGCGAGATACAGAGCTTTTTCAGCTTTGCGGCGGCGCACCAATCCCGGTAACACTTTGCCGCCACCCATAGTCCACATCATAAACGCTTCTGCCGCACCTTCATAGTCGCCGCGATTGTTTTTCATCCTTATCGTAGAACTCTGGTACCGCCCAGGTCCAGCGTTGAAAGCAAAACTGACCACAGCGTCGAAGCTTGACTGACGGCCAGCAAGATTAGGAGACATTCTAAGTACACTGCGTTCAAAACGGACGAGATCATCCTCAAAAAGGCGATCAATCTCCTCCTGCGACCAAGCACGATTATCTTGGGCTGCGAGTGGGTAGTCCTTGCGAAGGATGCCGGTATAGCCATCTTTCCTCAATACGGGTAGCTTGATCTGATCTTGGTACAGCACATGGCCGTATCCTATGGTCCACAGGTGAGCAGGGCAAAGATAAGGCCTGAGCTTGCGTCCCTCAAACTGGTGCATCAACTCAATACCCGCTTGCCCTGTCTTCACTTTTTGTTCCAACTTCTCGAACCAAACCAAAACCCTATGATGCCGCCGAGCATTGCCATTTCATCATCACTAAAAATGATCTCCGCGACCTTGATGAGATCCTCCATAGATTGCACAAGATGCGGGTGATGCCAAACGTAATAAGCAAGTACCGCATTAACAGCAATCAGTTCAAGGATTAGCAAATAAGTGACATTAGGTCTTACGGTACCGATGTAATTGACAACCCACCGGGAGCTTTTCTCCATCACCATCTTGTCATGGTCTAGCGCAGCGACTGTCATTTGCGCGTCAGTCTGCATGGCAATCTGATCGGTGCGTATCTCTTCCACCCGCTGTTGGGCTATATACCCTTCCTTGGCAAGTGCTAACTCCCTCTCAGACTGCATCCGTGCAAGCTCAAGCTCATGGGCCTGGTCAGCTTTGTTTTGGAAGTAATCAAGAAGCTTGGGCAGGCCGGAGATCAGTAGCCCGCCAAGGGTTGAAAGTAGTGACAACATCAGTGATCTCCGTTCCTATTAATCTCTTCCTTGGCTTTACGGGCTTCCCGTTCAATCTTCTCCCCGCGCAGCCGACGGACGGTATCAATCTTTTCATCCAACCTAATCAGGTCGTTATCGTGCATCCGCACCCGATCAATCAAAGATATGACCGACTTTTTGGCTGTTGAAAGCACCGGATCTATTTCCTCGGTTGACCACTTCCAGACGTAATACACCAGATACACAAGCCCACTGACTGCTAGCGTTGGAAAGCCATACTCTTCAATCAGTTTGCCGACGTTGTAGTCCATCAGTCTTTCCTAATGTCGTCTTTCTCGGCACGGGCAATCCGGTCGTAATCAGGTTCTAACCCAAGCGAATGTGTGACCTTGATGTCTATCCGCTGCAACTGGGTGTTCATCGTTTCCACCCGCTTTTCTAACTGGGTGATGATGCTGGAAATGGAATTGATGGAGTTTGTAACGCCAGCCAGAATGTACTTAAGCGTCAGGTAAACAAAATACCCACCAAGACAGGCCGATGCAATAGGCAACCCAACTTGGTGGATAAACATGAACAGATCAAGGCTCAACCTTCTGTTCCTCAAGCTGGGCTACAGCCTGTGACTTGATCTTCTCAAACAGTGCTGCGATCTGCTTATAAGGAAGATTCCCTAGCGTATCTAGCACTGTATTGACTTCATCAAGGGTGAGTTCAAGCTTGAGCGGATTCATTGACTTTCCACGAAGTGGTCGCTTCATCCCATGAGTACATCTGACCGTCGGTCGGCATCGCAACAGGGGCTTCCCACTGTGCATCAGCGTTCAGAATCCATGACGCAAAAGGTTTCGGTGCTACGAACGCATCAATGTCAGCACGGTATGTGTAACCAATCCCAGCATAATTCTTTCTGATGTTGCCGTTGTAGCTGGTCTGCTTCCATGTGCCGCCGAAAAGACGCTCGCAAAAAGCTGCACCAATGTGTTCTTTCTCCACACCCGATGCGTCAGCGGTATCTTTGTTATCAATAACGACCACTTGGGTCACAACATTGTTTTCATCAAGCTTCGCGTAGTGAGCCATCTAAGCCTCCAGTTTCAGTCCAGTTAAATCCATTTCCTCGCCAACTGTACCTAGCGGGAAGGTGTTAAAACTCAAGCTAACCCGTACATCCTCACCCTCTACAGTCGGCACCATGTGCGTCAGGCTTGATGGGAAAAGAATCAAGCGTCCTGTAATGGCTTCAAACCACCAAGACTCGCTGTTCCATGCGTTCCACTCTGCCGGGGGCAATTTAATCTGCTGCCAACCATCCCGATAGAAATAGATCTTGTCGTTAGGGTTGGTCTGAATGTAGAACACGCCTGAGATGAAACTATTTGGATGTGCGTGTTTGTGGTGATACTGCCCCGGTTCTGAATAATTGACCCAGCTTTGCGTAAGCCTGAGCGTGACATCATGCTTAGGGTTGGTTGTGGCTTTGAAATACTCAGCCACCGAATCTTCCATCCATGACCTAAGACTTGTCATCACAGGGCTTTTGAGGACGAAATTATTGACCGAGGTGCGGTTGCCCATATTGGCACGTTGCTCAAGTTCCATGAGGAAAAACTTCTCTTCCTCGGTTAGCTCACGCCCAAGGTCAAAGAACCCAACGGGTTGTGCAAAGAGTCCGTGCAGGTTCATGCAGCCGCCTTGTTGAACATTTCAACCCATTCGTTGTGCTGCTTCATCTGCTCTTCGGTATAGATGGTGTTGATGGAGTCCTCAAAGGCTTTGATCTTCTCCATCGTGTCTTGCACTTCTTCCCATGTTGGACAGGGGCGAGGATCATCCCAGCGTGTGAAATGACTGTTTGAGATTTCCCATTTAGCGCCTGGGCGAAGCATCGCCATCGCCGTGTCTATACCGTAGAGCTTGTAGATTTTCTTCATAGGCTTACCTGTTTGTTTTGATGATGACGATACCTGAGCCGCCATTGCCGCCAGCTAATGCTGTCGGTGAATTCATGGACCCACCACCACCGCCACCACCAGTGTTTGCTTTTCCAGCATCTCCGTTTGCAGTTGCGTTTGCATTTCCACCACCACCGGCTCCGCCTGAGCCAGCAGCTATCGTTGTTTGCGCGGGGAAAATATTCCCACCACCACCGCCACCACCAGCATAAGTTACAGAAGAGCCAGATATAGATGAAGCAGTTCCGGCCCCACCATTACCTGATGTCGCTGGAGATGATGTCCCAGCACCGCCAGCCGCAGATGCACCGCCACCACCACCTGCCCCAAAGTTAGGTGGCGATATTAGGCCTGCCCCACCATTGCTACCTTGGCTTGGGGAGGTAGATGGTGTATTGCCTGCGCCGCCAGGGGTTGTAGCATAGTTGCCGCCACCACCACTTCCACCAGCTCCAGCCGTTGCTGATGGGCCAGCAGTACCCCCTCGTCCACCACCCGTTGACGTAATCGTGGAAAACACCGAATCCGAACCATTCACAGCATTACCTGCTGCGTTGGCTGCACCCGCACCACCACCGCCGACTGTGACGGTATAAGAAGTCCCTGCGCTTACTGCGAGTCCTGTTCCCGTTCTGAAACCGCCAGCACCACCACCTCCACCACGGTCTGAGCCACCCCCACCACCGCCAGCGACAACCAAGTAATCCACCGAAGTCACGCCTGGAGGTGCTACCCATGTGTTGCTTGCAGTAAAGACAATCACACCTTGTGTTTGCATGGTGTATTGGATGATGACGATACCGGAGCCTCCTGTGCCTCCAGGTTGATTAGCCGCAAATGCCTTTCCGCCAGAACCTCCGCCGCCTGTGTTTACTGTTCCAGGATTACCGGGCGTGTCGTTACCAGTAGGCGTTGTGCCACCGCCACCTGCACCACCAGTTCCCCCTGTACCAATACTTACTCCACCTGCCCCACCGCCAGCATAAGTTACTGAAGACCCGCTTATACTTGATGTCTGACCATTACCACCATTACCCGCAACACTTGGAGAAGCGTTTCCTCCGCCTACCCCTGCCCCGCCACCACCGCCACCAACATACTGTGACGCTGTTCCGCCTGAATTACCCTGGGAGGGGCTTACAGAAGGTGTGTTGCCCGCAGCTCCTGCTGCAAACGGCGCTCCTACTGGATTGCCTGTTGCTCCACCACCGCTTCCACCCGCAGATGCAGGAGCGTTAGGGCCGGTCGTGCCTCCAGAAGCTCCGCCGCCTCCGCCTGCGGAAGTGATTGTTGAGAACACTGAGTTGTTACCGTTAGTTCCGGCTGCGGTTTGGGATAAACCCCCTGCGCCACCACTACCAATAGTAACGGTGTATGAAGTGCCAGCAGTGACACTTAAACCAGTGCCTGTTCTAAACCCACCAGCTCCTCCGCCACCAGAACCACTTCCGGTATAACCACCACCACCTCCACCAGCAACAACTAAGTAGTCAACGGTATCTACACCCGTTGGGCATATCCACGTTCCAGAGGCTGTGAAGGTTTCAATAACGGTGTAAGCCCCAGGCCAGTTATTACCCATCCGAGCAATAAACTGATCCTTGAGCGACCAGATGCCTGTAGCATCGGCATTGTTAGGAAACGTAGGCATCAGGCGATCTCCTCATACGAAACCACTGCCTCAATCACTGACGATGCGTTTGCGGTTAACCTTAGCGAATCGTTTTCTTCCAGATAAATCGCACTACCACCAATAACATTTAACGAAGCATTGGTTGGTACCGTCACTTGGAAAGCAATCTCAAAGGCTGTTGTTGCGTTTTTATACACATCAACCGTTACCCATCCGTTTGTCCCTGAGATATTTGCTGCAATCAGGGTGTTGATTTTTAGGATCTTGCCTGACCCTGAAGAGTTGGTCACGATAGCTGTCGCAGAGCCAGTAACCGCTAAACCGGCGACTTTCCCGTAGATTGATGTGACATTGACAATGTTTGGATTTGCCATATTAACCTCCGAAAACAATAGCCATAGCTACTGCGAATCCTGTTGTGGAAATAGTTCCTGTTGCATTAGGAAGCGTTAAGGTCTGACTCGCTGTAAGCGTTGTTGGGGTAAGCGTTACTGCATAACTCGAAGTACCACCAGCCCGTCCTGCCAAAACCACAGCATCTTGCGTTGAAGCAGCCTCAGAACGAATCGCACTAGCTGCACGGAATGTCTGCGCTGCGGTAAAGGTTTGTGCCGTTCCTAATACAGCCAACGTACCCGTCGTAGGCAGCGTGACGTTTGTTGCGCCAGTAGATGTCAGCGTGATGCTATTTGCACCAGACGTAATAAGCGACGAACCGTTTGCAACCGTCAGCGTACCCGTGCTTGTTGAGACTGTTAAGCCGTTGTACTTGCCGCCAGTAATATCACCCGTACTATCAGCAATCGTTACTGCCGAGTTTTGAATTAACTTACCCGTCGTACCATCAAACCTAACGACTGCATTATCCGTTGAAGACGCAGGGCCGGTCACATCTCCACTACCACCGCCTCCAGTGGCAGCAATCGTGATACCACCCGAACTATTGGTAACCGTTATCCCCGAACCTGCGGTCAGTGTGGCAATCGAGAAACCCGATCCGTTACCAATCAGCAGTTGACCGTTCGTTGGTGTTGCCGTGTTACCCGTACCACCGTTACCAATTGGAAGCGTACCCGTGACTTGGGATGCTAGGTTGATGTTACTGATGGTGTTATTAGCACCGTTAATCGTCTTATTGGTCAGGGTTTCTGCACCTGCCAGCGTCGCCAACGTTCCTGTCGTGG